GAAGGATAGCAAATAGGAAGCAGACGCTAGCAAGACGCTAGCATGATGCTAGCAGGTGATAGCAAAAGGTAGATAAGGTTAAAAGAAAAGAGGGACGGGAAGCACCTCGCCTCGCCCATATAAGTTAGCACTCACTTACAAGTAAGCACTCACTAACATATTCGCGATTCTCGAATCCAGAATGATCGTTCCAGGATTGAGAGCGAAAAAAAAGGCGCCCGAAGGCGCCCGTAAGAGTCGATTAGGTTAACCCTTGAGAATTATGATTATTAAAACAATCAGGGCATTGATCAGTGCGATCATAGGCTAACCCATAGCCCGAACAGCAGCCAGGTAGCCAGCATGAACGAGGCGAACAGCCATTTTATGGTTTCCATTAGTCCACCGGCTCTAGTTCGCTGATGTAATGCTCGGCAATGTCATACCAAGACACCTCGCGCAGGGCAGAATTGAACAAATCCGCGAACATACCGGAAGCTGGAATCTCTGTTTCGGCCAGTTCCGTGTAGAACTGTTGCATTTCGCAGCTTAGGTCGTAAGTATCGCGCACTGCCTCGGCGCGTTCGCGCCATGTATCCGCGAATCCTTGATCGTTATCAATCCAAAGATTGACTAGCCACGTTTCGTAGTTTTTCCAGCCGTTATACTGTTCCATGTCTGATAATCCTCCAGGTTATTTAGATAATTTTTGCAAATCGCACAGTGGAACCTTGACTGATTCATATTTTCCACAATAGACAGATGCACAGGTAGAGTATCCTGCGCCATCCTTGTGAATTGCCACTACATACCCTGCAATTCGCTGCCAAGCAGACGGAATTGTTCTAACCTTGTCACCGATTTTGATTTCCATGTCTGATACCCTCTAAGTAAGACGCAATGCGCGTCCCAGTGCGCCCCGTAGGACGCACCAGGTCGAGCACTCTAATACTGTTTAGCGCAGCAATACATACCTTCAAACCAGCGAAAAATCCAGCGGCCGCGCCCTTTGCTTGCATGGTATTCGGCGTTTTCTATCGTGTCGCAGTGCGCGACAATGCGCCCCTTGTTCGTTTCCACGCGGAATTGCTTAATGTATTTTTTGGTCATTTAACATTCTCCATATCTGATAGGCGCAATGCGCGCCACAGTGCCGACGTAATCGGCACCATGTCGGGCACTAGTCGTGAAAAATACCTAGACTTAACGCATAGTCATAGGCGCTACGATGCCAATCTCGCGGATTCAGGAATCCATCTTCTACTGCTTGGCCGACATCATCGTCCCACCATTCGATGATTGTCTCATCGTCTATTTTGTTGCGAAGTTCTACATGCGCCCTGTCGCGCTCAAACCATACGTGCATTTCCGTATCTTCTAGCTGTAGGCATGGCGCAACAGGCGCGGTTCCAGTAAATCTGTTCATTGTTTTGCCTCCAAGTTAGATATCTTCTTTTCCATCGCAGCGTTATACAGGTTCCACAAGCTTGATCTTTCCCAAAATTCAAGATCGTCATTCGCATGATCCATCATGATCTTGATGGTGTAAATCGTTTCATCTACGCCCAGTCTGGGGAATGTGCGCGTCACAAATTGGCATACTTGGGTAAGCATGATTAAAACCCTTTTCGGATAGAAATAGACAATTGACCGTATTGCACCATGACAGTGCCGTTGCCATTCCCAAAAGCTTCGATTACCGCAGCACCAACGGTATCGATAATCGGGCGCTGATCTGTTCCGGCGATAGTGCCGTGTTTGATTACTGAGTGATTGTCGGGAGTTTGCGAATCTTTCGGGATAATCACCCATTCGCCGGACTGATTGCTAAGAATGGAAAACGGCATACCTTTGGCGAATCCAGCAGCTGTCAGGCGCTTACCTTCCAGCCAGATCCGACTGCGTTCGCCGGCCCGTGTTTTGCCTAATTTGCTAACGAATGTTTGCATGATTGTCTCCATATCTGAAAAGCCGGAAACCGTCCGGCGGCGGTATTACGTGCGACAGTTAATACCCGCCTTTTACCAGCTGATCAGCATCGGCAATCATGGCGCGCAGTTTTTGTGCCGTGTATCCGTTTACTTTCTTTCCGGTGCTCTCAGCCTTCGCCAGCATTTCGCGCAATACTTCCCGATTCTTCGCATGGTGCGAACGCAGCTGCTCAACAGTGCAGCCAAAAGCATTGGCGCGTGATACTTCGCTTTGCATGTTCCAATTCATTTTCTGCTCCATATCTGAGAACCGGAAAACGTCCGGCGCGTGCCGTTATACATGCAACACCCATGCCAGAATGTTAAACTATTGATTACAAAGGATTCACGTTAAACAGTCACCGCAGATTGTGACAATCTTTGTCAGTATGTGACGCAAAAAATTGTCACCACGTTGGCTCTGTGGGTATCGGCAGGTCGGCCTGGTGAGAGTGAGAATCATTCTCATGGTGCGATGCAACATAGGGGGGGGATGGTCGGCTGGCTAGAGAGAAATTTGCAGGTGCCCCCTCCCCACAAAAAAAGCGTTTTTTGATGTATCCTTACCCAAAGGAGAAAAAATGGAAGAAGCGACGAGTACTACTGACAGCACTATTACTAGTACGATCCCGAAGAAGAAGGGTAGACCTAAGGGTTCTGTTAAATTAACCTTACAAAGGCTTGCGAACAATCCTGAACTCTTAAAGACTGACGGAGATAAACTTAAAGAGTTAAAAGGTCTTTTAATAAGCTCTAGAGGTAAAGACGTAGTAGAGAAAGCCTTAGAAATAGCAATGAACGATGAACACCCTCATCAAGGTGCGATGATTAAACTCTGTATGGATAGATTACTCCCTGTATCTTTGTTTGAGAAGGATAAAGCTCAGAGGAGTGCGGTGACGATCAGAATTACTGGAATTGGTGATGTTGATGTAAACAATGAAAAGCCTATTGCTGATATTGAGGATGCCCAGTATACTATGAAAAAATAGTAAACTGGAGAAAATGTCGTGCAATATCCATCTATTGATATTTTAAAAAATGAGGTAAGTTATGACGAAAAAACTGGAATTTTTACTAGGTTAAAGACGCATCCAAAATTGAAATATAAAGTTGGCGATGTAACTGGAGTTTTAACTCCGGCAGGATATTTACAAATAAGTATTAAAAATAAAATTTATTTAGCTCATAGATTGGCGTGGTTATATGTTTATGGTGTTGTTCCATCTAAAAACATAGATCATATTGATGGAATTAAAACAAATAATTCAATTACAAATTTAAGAGAATTACATCAAAAGCATAATGTTGAGAACATTAAAAAAGCAAAGACATCAAATAAATTAGGTGTTTTGGGCGTTAGTGTTCAAAATAAAGGCTCTGGATTAAAGCCTTATAGATCAAGAATAGTTGTTGATGGAAAAGAAATTCATTTGGGAACATTTGAAAAAATAGAAGATGCAAAAAAGGCGTATTTGATAGCCAAAAGAAAATATCATTATGGTTGCACAATATAATGGCTGACCTTAACTTTAGCCTTCTCCCCTGGCAGAAAGAAGTCTTCCAACACAAAGCTCGATTTAAGGTCATAGCCGCTGGACGTAGGTGTGGTAAGTCCCGTCTCGCAGCGACTACTTTACTCATAGAAGGTCTCAGATGCCCTGCTGGTAGTGCTGTTTTATACGTCGCTCCTACTAACGGCCAAGCACGACAGATTATCTGGCATGTCTTAATGGAAATCGGTCGTGACGTAATCTCTAGTAGCCATATTAATAACATGGACATTACTCTAGTGAATGGAGCCATGATTTATGTCAGGGGAGCTGACAGACCGGATACCTTACGAGGCGTTTCTTTAACTTACGCCGTTTTGGACGAAGTAGCGGATATTAAACAAGAAGCCTGGGAACAAGTCATTAGAGCGTCTCTAAGTGATAAAAAAGGCCGAGCGATCTTCATAGGAACCCCAAAAGGACGTAATTGGTTCTACGACCTCTTTAAGTTAGGAGAGGATGGTGAGGACGAGGACTGGAAGTCTTGGCATTTCACTACCAAAGACAACCCTTTAATCGACCCAAAAGAGATCGAATCCGCCAAAAAAACCTTAAGTACCTTTGCTTTCAAACAAGAGTACATGGCTTCCTTTGATAACGCCGGAAGTAATTTATTCAAAGAAGAATGGATCAAATATGGCAAAGAACCAGAGGGATCTTACTTTATTACCTGCGACTTAGCCGGTTTTGAAGACGTTTCAAAGTCAAACGGTACCAATAAAAAGCTCGACGAATCCGCTATCGCTGTAGTTAAAGTCACTGACGAAGGTACTTGGTTTGTTAAAAAAATAGAACATGGACGTTGGGACATTAAAGACACAGCTTTTAACATTCTCAAGTGTGTGAAGGAATATAAACCTGTACACATAGGTATTGAGAGGGGTGCATTGAAGAACGCAGTCCTACCCTATCTCAGTGACTTAATGCGAAAATATAATGTATATTGTCACATTGAAGACTTGACTCATGGTAATAAGAAAAAAGCCGATAGGATTATATGGGCTTTGCAAGGCAGGTTTGAGCATGGAAAGATCGTTTTAAACGAAGAAGAAGATTTTGACGAGTTTATTGATCAATTATTGATGTTTCCGTCAAAAGGTGTCCATGACGATCTTCCAGACGCTTTGGCTTACATGGATCAATTAGCAGTCACCTCTTATTTTGTTCAAGAGGATGAGGATTGGGAACCGATTGATGTGATTTCTGGCGTTTGAGGACAAATATGGAAAATATCTTTGAGCAACCCTCAGAAGAAGATAAAGAGATTGTTGCTTTTGTAGTAAACCATTGTGATCGGTGGCGAGACTACAGAAATACCAATTACTTAGACCTTTGGGATGAATACGAACGTATTTTCCGTGGTGAATGGGCTGTAGAAGATCGTATGAGGGATTCAGAGAGGAGTCGTATCGTGACTCCCGCTGCCCAACAAGCCGTAGAGACTCGTCATGCGGAGATTATGGAAGCAATCTTCGGTCAAGGTGAGTTCTTTGACATTGAAGACGATATTAAAGACGTAAACGGAAACCCGTTAGACGTTGAGATGATTAAAAATCAACTCAATGAAGACTTCAAACTAGACAAAATTCGTAAAGCTATTGACCAGATCGAGTTAATGGCTGAAATCTATGGTACTGGTATTGGTGAGATTGTCGTAGTCACTGATAAAACCTTTGAACCTGCTACACAACAGATCCCAGGCCAACAACAAGCCGCTATCGGTGTAGTAGAAAAAGACCGAATTGGCGTAAGAATTGTACCTGTAAATCCTAAAAACTTCCTTTTTGACCCTAATGGTACGTCTATTGAAGACTGCTTAGGTGTTGCGATTGAAAAGTATGTCTCAATTCACAAAATCGTCAAAGGTCAGGAAGACGGTATTTATAAAAAAGTAGACATTGGCACTTCCGCTGAAGACGATAGGTTAGAGCCGACTCAAGAAGTCGTGCAGTATCGTGATGATAAGGTAAAACTCTTAACTTATTACGGTTTAGTCCCTAAAGAGCTTTTAACTGGAAAAGAAGAAGTCGTAGAGTTATTCCCTGAGTCTTCAGTACAAGACGAATACGACAATTTAGTAGAAGCGATTGTTGTTATTGCTAATGACGGGATTCTTTTAAAAGCTGAAGAATCTCCGTACATGATGAAAGATCGTCCTGTCCTTTGTTATCAGGATGACACCGTACCGAACAGGCTCTTAGGT